TTAGACTTCTTATCCTTCTTAACCATTTTATAAGACTTAAGCTCATATCCTTCAATAGCTTCATCAGCCTTAGCCTTCTCAATTAAAGCCTTAGCCTCAGCTTCATCGGCGACGCGCCACTCTTCAGTTCTTTTACATAATTCTCCCATTATTATTCCTCCCAATATTTATTCTTAGCATTATTCATTGCCAAAATCAGCTCGTCAGTAGCTATATTCCCATCAATTTTAAATAATCGAGAGTCGTTACCATATGTTTCGTGCCATAGCTCTCGATATTCTTTTTCTGGCGTTATCTCTCTGCCGCATCTCGGGCAGTATCTCAACAATGTTTCCACTGTATAATCGACATCCATTAGCTTTTTATATACCGCTATATGCAATAATTTAGAGGGGTCTGCATCTTTACAGAAAAAACATTCTCTTGGTTTATCTTCAGGCCCATCAAGAATTGTTACTGGCATCAATATCTTCCTCCTTAGACTCTTTTTCTTTTACATTTTTACTACTTTATGTAATTTAAAATTATAACAAACCAATCTGGTTTTATTCTTCTTACAAAGTTTAAAATTTTGTGCTGTGCCGCGACTCTATCCGTCCCAAAAACATAAGCACATTCTATCTTCAAACAGGCTCAAATAATTGTGCATATCTGCATTACGAATAAAACCTGCCAATTTACCATAAACACTCCATCTGGCTGGAAATACCTTAATTGGAATATTATTTTCTTTAGCATATCTTTCTGCAAGTGAGTCGGCGCCTCTTGCGCCGCCACTCACAATTTTATCTATATGATACTTATTATGGGTATAATCCATAACCTGTTTAAATTCATCGTAATCACAATAATCACGACTTCCTGCTACAAGAAGTACCATTTTTATTCTCTCCTAAGATAGACTACTAATTCAGCCCAGCCTTCCATCGAAGCCGCATCAATTCCCATAAAAACAGGTCCTGGCGGCTCGAGAGTAACTGGCTCAAATTTTATTTTTTCTTCATTAACGTTTTCGACATAAATTTCTTTAATTGTCCAATCAGAAATCATATGCACTACACCCCTTTACTTCAATCTCACTTAAAAGAATTTGTGGAGTCGTCTTTCCTCCAAAGGAATTAAGATTGCTTTTTCCTGCAACAGTTATATTAATCTTACCACTCTGCAAGAATAGCTCTTCAATTAAAGTCTTTGCCTTAAACTTGATATATGTAACTCCATTGAAAGTAAACTTTAATGTGTCCTTATAACTTCCGATAACCTGTATATCGCTTACATTTATAGTAATATCTTTTACGATAATAACTGGTTCATCATTCTGCTGACCCCAAAGAGCACGTCCCCTTTCGAGGTCTATAATCATATCAGTAAGATATGAGCAGTTTCCTTGAACTACGAAGTCAGCCTCATAGAAGCCCTCATTGAAGTTAATATCCTTTAACTTCTCATTGGCATAAGCAGTCAACTTATCAACATTAGATTCCTTAATACTGAAGCCGGCGGCATTAGCATGACCTTCAACATAATCCATGAGTCCGCTTCCTAATAAGAAACTTCTAAGGTCTTTCAGCTCAGAACCCTCTCGACCTCTGATTGAACCCTTTAAGTATCCGTCAGGACTAATGCGTCCAAGCATAACAGGCTTTTTGTATGCAGCGGCAACATTCATAGCACAAAGACCAGTTAATGTGGTTGAAACATTAAGGTCATCTGCATTAAGAATAAGTATCTTATTCTCGTCAAGACTGTTATTCATAATCTGAACATCAAGTAATTGAGTTGCCTTATCCATTTCTCTCTTTTGACGAGCTTTAGCATTAGTACAGTTTCTTGCACTCTGTGTAGCTAATGTTTCCATTTGACCCTTCTCGCCGCGCTTAGTAGAAGGAACCTCTTTCTGAGGCATTAAAAATGCTTCAAATAATCTTTCCTTTTCTAAGTCAGAGCCAACTCTAATTAGAGCATTTATAAGAGGGGTTATGTAAAATGCTACACCTATCTGAGTAAGTGGGCCATTGCCTAATGAATATGACTACTTTTCAACCAGCTCCTTGAAGAAGCCGTTATTGATATGAGATAAACCGTAATCACAAATATAGCGATTCTCAATAGTATTCATATTCATCATATCACTTATCTCACCAAGAGCTACAAGGTCAAGATAATCTTGAGTGTGCGGCTCCCAACCTTCAGCCATTCCTTCTGGGTCTCCGTTAAAGATATTTCTATCAGCGAACCAATGCTCAAAATATTCAAGGAATTTGTAAACTACTCCAACACCACTAAGAGATTTATTCTCATAGTTCTTAGAAAGCTAATTGTTAATTACTACCGCATTTTCACTGTAACGGTCAGCTTCGTGGTGGTCAAGAACAAGGATATCATATCCTAAATCCTTTAAATGCTTGTGCTCTTCATAATCATTACTTGAGCTATCGGGGAGTACAATTAAGTCGTACTTCCTTTCTCCTTCAAATAAATCCATAAGAGTCTGGAGACCATGCTCCTTTCCTTCTGGAACATGGTAGTCAATAGAAATATTATAATTAACTCCATAATTATTCATCAAGAAGCAATAGAATAGTGCGGCACTTGTAAAGCCGTCCACATCTGAGTCTACGCAAATGAATATCTTACTTCCGTTTAAAATATGCTTTTCAAGTAAAAGACTACCTTCTTCTATGTTGTCCAGACCTAATGGACTTAACTCATTCTCCCAAGATGGATGGAAGAATAGTGTTGGGTTGCTTCCAAAATCCATATTTCTATCAGAGAGAAGTTCTGATAAGAAATTTGAGGTAATATCTTTACTTGTCTTTCTTATATACTTCATTCAAATCCTCCTTAATTTAGCCAAATCGGGCGTTTCATAATTCTCTCAAACGCTTCTCTGCCTAAATCCGTAGGACTATCTTTTGCGCCGAGAATATTTTCCATATCTATTAAAAAGCCTATTCGCACTTTATGTACAAATCTTTTGCAAAGTTTCTCCATTTTTTCATAGTGAAGATTAATAGCTTTCCAGTCTAATGTTGCTGGATTATCAAATGCTATGATTACTCTTTCAACACCAAGGTCATATAATAACTGCATCTAATAATAAGAAATCGAACTACCACAAACTGCAACGGCAATATTATTTTCACGTCCATATATTGTTTCATATTGAAGAACCGATTTCTCAGCTTCAAAAATTATTGCCATTTTCTTTTTTCGGATATTCTCTTTGTTCATATTTAAACCATAGAGATTATATCCAAGCGGGTGGGCATAGATTTTACCTTCGATTGAAACAGGCATATATTTTCCGAACACTAAATCTTCATCATTGAGGGCGCGGCCTCTAATTCCGATTAAGTTATTATCTATATCATAATGTGGAATGATTATTTTATTATGAAGAACGTCATATAGAATGTTGAAAATCTTCATCGTATCTTCACTTATTCCGTCATCCAACCACTCATTTGTTGCATAGAATTGATATATATTAAGCAGCTTATCTGGAATAGGTTTGATTTCGACGATTGTTTCTTGTCTTGTATATCTATCTTCGAGACTTTTATACTTAAAATCAAAACCATTTTCGAGAGCGGCGAAATCTATACCGTCAACTATTTTTAATATAATATCCTTATAGAAATCATATTGAATATCAAGTAATTCGTATCTCTTTTCAAATAGTTGATATATATTAAAGTTTTCTCCGCAATCAGTATAGCAATGAAATTTATGATTACGTTTATAGTAATACAATTTCATTTTTGCTTCACTGGGGTCGACATTGTGGCAAATAGTTGGAAAGATAATGTAATCATTCCTTTCATCATATCTATCTGCACCAAGTCCAGTTACCAGCTCTATAATTCTCTCAGGAGTTAAATCCTGTTCAACTTGCTTTAAATCAATTCTCATAATAAATCATCGAAGTCCAAATTCTTCAACCTTTCTTTAGTTTCCCTTGCGTCCCCAAACGCTTCGGTGATTGAGTCTACTACTGATTTCGGCATTTGCTCCTCAAGATTTGAAAGCAGCTCATCTGCCATTTCATCACTAACTACTCCGTCATTATAAAAGTCTTCCAATTCTTTTCTTTTCAACATATCAACAGAAACGAAGTTGACAATCTGAAATTCTTTAATTGGTTTATAATCAGGTGTTGTAACGAATAAATCAACAGTTCTCAAAGTTCCCAAATCCACTACCGACCAAATACTAATCATGGTCCAGCGGCCACGACGGTTTTTGAAAATGTCTGTAATTGCATTTGGCTTATAGTTATAACGTTTCTCAAAATCTTCAACCAGTTTTAATTCTTCTGGACTTGGGCGTCTACGTATTGCCGCAACGTCTGCAAGGTCCGCTATCGCCTTAGAACCACGAATGTTTCGGAAATCTTTAAATCCGCCTTTCGGGTCATCATCGCCGCTCAACTGAGTTGCTGACATAACGAAAGCATTTAACTCAACGGCTAAATTCTTAATAGCAGTAGCAAGAAGTCGTAAACATACGTCTTCTCTTAACTTCAAATCTCTATACTCATTAAGCATAGCAGGAGAAGAGAAAATGTAGTCATAGAAGAAGTTTTCAACTCCATATTGAAGATTATAACGTCTGAAAAGATTTTTAATAACTGAAGCACAGGGGTCTGGAATACGAGCAAATAACATATAGTCTTTGTAACGCTCCATTATATCGACTGCCTTCATAATTCTTTCCATATGTTCCTCGCCATATGTTCCATATAAGAACATATCTTCATTATATCCAGTTAGATATGCGAGAATCATTGTCTGAATTTCTACAGGGTCTTGCTCAGTCATTACATATAAAACCTTTTCAGGTTCTCCAGTATAAACCCATTTTTGATATTTTGTATCGTATCTTACAGGATATGCGATATTACACGCATCGCCAACCATAGAACGAGTTTTACCAACACCAGAACCCGCAGAACGTAAATAAAACTTTCCCTTCCTTCCTCCACGAGTTACTGTATTGAAAATATCCCCTTGAAGTCTTACGCCAATCTCAGGCTTTTCTTTCAATTCCTTGATTAAATCTCGAATACCTGTGACGGCGAGGCTTTCCTCAACGACGCTATTGATAACATATTTATGCTCAAGGTCGGCAAGTTCGCCCTTCAAAAGATTAAATATATCGGTTGGAGTCATCTTCTCAAAACGTTCATTAATCTTATCACAATCAGGGTTCATTGGGTCTTCACAGTAGAACTCAGATATATCTCTACCATTCTTCTGTACGTCCCTTAAAAGATTAAATTTTTTCAGCTTATTATAATAATACTGAAAATTTGCGGGGTCAGCTAAATCTTCACAGTCCTAAATAAATGCCAATCCATTATTCTTTTCGAGAGTTGCCTTTGCAGTTTCATTGTCCTGCAAATAGGAATCGACATCTATCGTATGAATTCGCTCTGCGCCGCCAGCATATAAATTATAGATAGCTGAAAACACAACTCTATCCATATACTGGGTAAAGTCTGTGGGTTCAAGCTGATATTTGTCTGTATCGCTCAACAGCTCAGGGCGGCACATCAAACTGCCGAGAATTTGAATGATTGTTCTTCTATCAACCTAAATCACTATATCACTCTCCTATCTCATTCAAGTCTATCAACTTGCGTCTGGTCTTTTTGCCGATATAGTCACTTGGATTGTATTTAATCTCAATTCTATCCTGTTCGAGCTGTTTTTGAATTGCTCTACCGATTTCGTCAGCTTTCTTTGCTTGCTTTTCATAATATAATCTTGCCTCATCATATACAAATGGAATAATTCCGATGCTTTTATTGGAACGGTCTTTTGAGTTCTTACGTATATCATAGAAATATTGTAAGGTTAAAAGCTGTCCTCGATAAGGCATACCTTGTTTTCTGAACTTCTGCATTTGTGTGATGTTCCAGTCGCTTACTGGCTTATCCTCAGAATACTCCCCAAAGAGTCTAAAGATATAATACCAAAGAGCATCTCTATCATCACTTTCTGTCTGCTTAAGCTTAAGATTTTCCTCGGTCAAATATTTCTTAACTGTCGTTGGAGCTATACCCAACTCCCTCGCTACCTGAGCCATATTCTTACATTCTGCATATCTTTGATTAATTTTCTGAATAGTTTCTTCGTTAATCTTTGTTTTCTTCTTTGGCTCTTTCTCTTGTGGTGCGGCTTCAAATATTGTTAAATATTTAGAGACACTTGACACGGAGATACCAAGCTCTTCAGCTACTTTACTTTTTACTCCGTACTCTTTATAAAGAATAGGAATCTTCTATATAATTTCATCAGGTATACGCTTAGCCATTTCTTCACCCTTTTCTTTAATTCTATAAATATTATAACATTATTTGTTAAAAATGTCAAATAAAAAAGGACGACTTTCGTCGCCCTTTTCCCTTAAATGCCGCCAGTGAACTCGTCGAGGTAAGACGCTGCCTGAGCAGTCAAGCTTCTCTCTGTAAGTTTCATCTGTACTGTTGCAAATATTTTAGAGTAAATAGGAGACTTTCTTAAATTTAAAAGTAATTTAAGACCATTTCTATTTCTAAAAACGGCGCTGTCTGCTTGTTTTAGGTCGCCATCGAAAAAGATACGAGAACCTTCACCTACTCTTCCTATCAATAATTTAACATGGTCTTCTGTTAAGTTCTATGCTTCATTAACAACGATGATTGACTCTTGGAAACTACGACCACGAATAGAACCCATATTTACGACTTCAAGTTGATTACGCATAATCATATCCTGTACCTTATCAATACCTACGAGGTCAACAAGAGGACCTATCTGTCCTGCTACCTTATCAAGCAGCTCACCAGGGAGCGCTCCGATATCAATGGTATTTTCAGTATAGGCATTATTAGGAACATAGACAATTTTCTTGATTTTACCCTTTTCCAGTTCCTGAAGGGCGAAATTGTTAAGGACAAAACTCTTACCTGTTCCAAACTTACCGCCAGAATAAACAATTGTGATATTTCTGTTATTGAGAATATCAAATAAACATTTCTGCTCTGGATTACGAGGGCCGATGCCCTTTTCAGGTTTGTAGCACCACTCATTCTTAATTCTGAGTTCGTAATCCTCTGGCAAACGATGTAAATGTCCACCTCGACAAACGAAACTATCATAGATAGAGTAATCTGTCTCTCCATGTTTATTCGTAAAAGGAAGTGTCAAGTCTTTAAACAAGACATATTGATTTTCATAAATCTTTCCCAGTTCTTCGGGAACTTCTCCTG